ACGTCATGCGACATGCCGCAGTAGGCGTAGTGCGTTACCTTGTACATAGATACTCCGTTAGTGTGTTGCCTGACCATGCGCCGCTATCCGCAGCGCATGGGCGCGCATCACTTACAGTTCGGGCAGGCTCCCTACGTGATAGACATAGGCGCTCACAGCGTAGGGAGACAAGCCCATTGCCTTGTGTATCGCTTGTGCATCTGTGTAGGCGCGCACCTCTACCAGAGCGCACTGTGCGCCATAGCGCACCATTACTTGATACGTTTGCATGGTCCGATGCTCCTATCGGCGCGAAATTGCGCCTCACATATAGATAGGTGAGAAAATCATGCCAAACACAAGTTATTAACAGGTTATCCACAAAAATAGTTTAAAATCATGAAATTCGCTAGTCAGATATAGTGGCCAGTCCTACACACTGTAGGAATTGTCCTACTGTATATCCGTACAGTACTGTATGGATATACAGGTAAGTCCTAGCTGTCAGCATTGACACACTGCACCATTTGCGTGCGCGACCGCAATACCTGGGACAGTCGGCGCCGCAGCGCGCCAGCGCTCGCAACGCGCGCCGAGGTGTCAATAACCAGGCTCGCAACGCGTGCGCAAGTCATTGATTCCATTGGCCAGTTAACATACTGACTATTATGCGAAGTAGACATAATGCGCCGGTAGAGTTACCTTGCCGGTTCAGAAATGAGCCTCAGTATCGCGTGCCAGGCCCCGATCGACGTTCGCGGGGTTTAGGCGCGCGAAAAATTCGGGTAGCTTCAACTGCGAGACGCACGGCTACCGCCCACATGTAGCTACAAATCGCAAAAAATTTTGCGGTTTCGCGCGCACATGTGAGCCTCCTTTCACAATAACTGGCGCTCGTCGTTGACGGGTTCCCAATCATCCGTACTCTCGCCCATGCGACATGCCGTGTTACTCCTGCCCGTGCATGTCGTGGCTGCGTTTAGCGGTCGGTGGCGTGGGCTGCGATCCTCCCCGACCAGCCCACGCTGCCATCTTCTCGGGGCGCAGGAGCGTGTGAACAAACAGGAGGACGAATGAACGCAATCAACGGCGCAGAGTTGGCCGAGATCGAAGGACCGCAGCCGGAAACCACGGACAAGCTGCCGGACCTGAGCAAATTCCCGCCCCAGTTCGCGGGCGTCGGCGTGACGAATATCGGCGACGAGGACATGACTGTCACCGTGAGCCTGGTGGCCACGGCCAGGGGATTGATCCCGCGGTGCGAATTGCTGCTGAAGCAGTCCGTCTACGAGCAGCAGAACGCGCTCGTCATCGCGCTCGAATGGTTCCACGGCTTCCATCCCGAGGCCGAGATGGTCCGCCGCGACGTGATCGTGACCATGCTGACGGGCCATCCGGCCGGCATGAAACAGGGACAGGTTGGAGGGTAGTCGATGAATACAGCCGCCGTTTGTACGAGTTTCAAGGTCGATCTGCTGAATGGCATCCACGCCTTCGGCACGACCGTAGTCCGCGCCGGCACAGGCGCCGACTCGTTCAAGGCGGCTCTGTTCCTGGCAACCGGCGCGTTGGGTGCGGGCACAACCGCATACTCCACGACCAGCGAAGTCTCAGGAACCGGCTACACGGCGGGCGGCGTCGCGGTCACAAACGGCACCGCCCCCACCTCCAGCGGCACGACCGCGTACTGGACGCCATCTGCGAACTTCTCATGGACGACTTTCACGTCCTCGGGATCCTTCGATACGTGCTTGCTGTACAACTCGACACAGAGCAACAAGGCGGTCGCCGTCTACACCTTCGGGGCGCAGAGTGTCACCGCCGGCAACTTCACGTTGACGATGCCGACCAACGCCGCGGGTTCCGCTCTGCTGCAGTTGGCATAGCGATTACCGGGTGAGGCCCGGTAAGTCATGAGCGGCTTTTCCTTCGTCCAATCGGCGCACGGCGGCAGTTCTCTCAACGCCCCGACGCTGGCCTACGCCAGCAATAACACCGCCGGAAACCTGCTGATCCTGGCCGCGCGATTGAGCAGCACCGGTCAGACGCTCGCAATCACCGATTCACAAAGTAACACCTGGACGCAGGCCGCGACTCAGGTGCAGACCACGGACGGCCACACCGCCTATCTGTGGTACGCCGCCAACTGCGCGGGCGGCGCGAACACTGTCACCATCACGCAAAGCGGCAGCGGCACCAACTCGAACAATTACGTGATCGCTGAATACTCGGGCGCCGCGGCAGCCTCGCCGCTCGACAAGACGGCCAGTGCGCAGACGAACACAACTGCCGTGTCCACCTCGGGCAACACAGCCACGACAAGCGGTCCGTCAGAACTGATGATCGGCGTTGCGACTGCCTCCGGTTCGAACAACGGTGCTCTGACACCGATCACGCTGGGCGGCATCGCAGGCACTCAGCGAGATCAAGCACTCACCCTGGCCGGCTTCAAGATCGCGCTGATGGATGCTGTCACCACGGCTGCGGGCGCGGTCGGCTTGAGCGCGACGTGGGGCACGACAACCTACAACGTCACGGGAATCATTGCGACTTTCCAGCCAGCGGGCACGCCGCTGACCGGTCAGGTAGTGACCACAGGTAAAGGATTTCCTGTCGCCTCCCCTGCCGGCATTCCGACCGGTCAGGCGATTACGTCGGGATACGGATCGTTCGCCCTGTCTATCGGTGTGCTCAATACAGGGCAGCAGATCGTCAGCGCGCAAGGTGCAATGTTCGCCGGATCCCTCACGGGGCTTCGTGTCACGTCCGGCAATCCCGGCGTGTGCATTCCCGGCGTCGCGGTGTCGGTGCCCGGCCTTCTGATCGTTAGCGGCGTCGGCGTGCTTGGAAACCAAGCCGCACAGCGCGTCAGCCTGCCCACGGCGCCGCCGACCACTCGCTCGGTCAACATGCAGGCGCTGTGCTACGAGGTAGCCGGCCCCGTGCCGCCCTATCCGATCTATCAATTCTCGCGCGGCCGGGTGTTCATCAAGCGGCCCTACCAGAACGACGCCGCTGGCGAAGTGGCAGGAGCGAACAGCAGTGGCGGCGGACCAGGACTATGACGGCTGGGCGGATTTCCACCGCCGAGCAGGCGTTGTCAGTCATCGAAGGACGCTGGGTGGACTTCGTGGGGCGTATCGCGATGGGCGCACTTGTGGCCGATGCGTTGAAAGAGTCCCGCCTGACGCGCCCGATCTTCGAGGGATTGGTGCGTACCAGCAAGGTCCACAAGACGCAGTACGACGAAGCCAAGACGAGCTACCTGCGGACGTTGTGGGATGACGACACCCTGGACGGCGTGCTGGGCATGATCGCCGCGGGAAGCAATGTGGCGGATGCGTGCGCGGCGCATAATCGCGAGGCAAAGCAACTTCACACGCTGGTCATCCGCGACCCGTTCTACTACGCAGCCTACGAAGAAGCGATGAAAATCAAGGCGCTGCACGTCGCCGAGGAACTGACTGCCGAGTCGGATGACACCTCGGACGATCTGCAGTTGGATGGCCGCGGCAACAACGCGGCGGTCAAGCGCAGCGAACTGAAGATCGACACCCGGAAGTTCATCATGAGTGCCTGGCTCACCCGCGTGTTCGGCAAGAATGGCAACGCCCCGGTCAACGTGAACGTGACGGTGAACCACGCTGAACGGCTCCAAGAGGCGCGTGCGCGGCGCGATCGTAGCCCCGTGACGATAGAGGCGCGCCCGGCTGAACCGGTCACAGAAGCGGCCATAGAGCCGCCGGCGCGACGCCAGATCAGCCACGCCAAGATGGTCGAGGCCGCGGAGAATGACGTGCCTGAGTTTCTGCGATGACGCTGCAACTGCAGAAAGGGCGCACCCTCCAGGAGATGTCCGAGGACGAGTACGAGGCGGCTCTAACCGATGATATTGCTGAGTTTTATGACGATCCCGTGGGCTATGTCATGTACGCGTTCCCGTGGGGAACCGGGGAGCTAAAGGACCACGACGGCCCGGACGCCTGGCAGCGCGGCCAGCTTGAGGCGATGGCCGAGGACTTGAAACGCGATCCGGACGCGACGATCCGCGATGCGACGGCGAGCGGCCACGGTATCGGCAAGACGGCGGAAGTTGCGTTCCTGATCCTGTGGGCGATGTCCACTCGGCCGCAACTGACCGGCGTGGTCACGGCTAACACCATGACGCAGTTGAATACAAAGACCTGGCGCGAACTGGCGCTGTGGTGGAAACGGGCGATCAACACTCACTGGTTCAAGTGGTCGGCCACGAAGTTCTGGCACGTTAAGCATCCTGAGACGTGGTACGTATCTGCAATACCCAACAGCGAACATAATTCCGAAGCCTTCGCCGGTTTGCATGGTTTCTACAAACTGATCATCTACGACGAAGCCTCGGCGATCCCCGACAAAATCTGGGAAGTGACCGAGGGTGCGATGACCGACCCGCGTTCGATCTGGTGCGCTTTCGGGAATCCGACCAAAAACACTGGACGGTTCCGAGACTGCTTCGAGCGCGATAAGAAGCGGTGGCGCACGCGGCAGATCGACTCGCGCAGTTGCAAGATGACCAATAAGTCCGAACTCGCAGAACAGGTCGAGACTTATGGAGAGGACTCGGACTTCGTTCGGGTTCGCATCCGGGGAGTCTTTCCGCGGTTGGGTTCGTTCCAGTTCATATCGACCGAGATTGTGGACAGAGCGATCCTGCACGATCTGCCCTACGAGGCGCACTGTATGCTGCCTCCGGTGCTGGGCGTCGATGTGGCGCGCTATGGCGACGACCAGACCGTCCTGGTCGTGCGCCAGGGCCGCAAAGTGCTGAAGGTTTTGAAGTTCCGCGAACTCGACACGATGCAGGTTGCGCGGGAAGTGGTAACGGTCATCAAGCAGTTTCGCATCCCGGTCACATTCGTGGACGGCGTGGGAGTCGGCGCCGGTGTCGTGGATCGACTGAGGATGCTGGGCTACGAGGTTGTGGAAGTCAACGCGGGCGAGACGGCTTACGACGACGAGACGTACTACAACAAGCGGGCCGAGATGTGGGGCAGGATGCGCGACTGGTTGCCCGGCGCGGATCTGCCGGATGACCAGGGGATGCGCGCCGCTCTGATCGGCATTGAGTTTGATTTTGACGACAAGGAACGCATCCGCATGGAGCGCAAGAAGGACATGAAGCGCCGCGGACAGGCGTCACCGGACGAAGGCGACGCGCTGGCGCACACATTCGCGGAGGCGTTGGGCGACCTCAATCGCGGTTGGTTTGAGCCCAGTGAAGATAACTTTGAACCCGAAACAGCATAAGGAGACGCACATGAACGTATTCAAGAAATTCATCCTCGAAGCGCAGGTTGACCTGATCAAAGGCCACCGTCTGCTGCTGGAGGGCGAACTGGCCGTGGCGAAGAAGCTGGTCGGTTCCGGCACGAAGTTCGTGAAGATCGAGACGAACGAGGACAGCATCCTCGCGAAGATCGCGCACCTGGACGACGAGATCAAGGCACTGCAGGCGAAGATCGACGCGATTGACGCGCCGCTGACCGTCGGTGAGGCAGTTGCCGAGGTGCAGGCTGCAGCCGCGCCGGTTGTCGCCAAGGTCGAGGCCGACGTGAAGTCGGACGCGATCACCGCCAAGAACGCGACCCTTGCCGAGATCAAGAAGGCAGAAGCCGCTGCTGCGCCGGTCGCGGCCGAGGTTGCGGCGAAGCTGTAGTGGATTTGAAGCGTTACCGCATCGCGATCCAGTACATCGAGGAAATCGACGTACTGGCTCCCGATGTCAATGCGGCAGCGCGAATCGGTAAAGATGCGCTGCTGCGACTGCCCGAAACGTCAAAACTGCTGTCGGTGATCGAGGTGAAACCCGCTCAACTACCGGAGGCGGCATGAAGAAAATTCTCATTGCACTCGCAGGACTCGTCGCACTGGCGTTCGGCTCCGGTGCGTTTGCAACGTGCGTGACCACTCCGGGCAATCCGCAGCAGGGTGTGGATTCTCAGAGCGGACTGACGTGCTGGGTTGCGCTGCCGCCCGGTAGCTTCGCCCTCCCGCCTGGAGCCGTAACATCGGTCGGCGGAACCGTACTGGGCAATACTGATTTCGGCATGGTATCTAACAAGAACCTGAGCAGCAACACCAACACCATTCCGCTTGGAGTAGCGGTCAGCCAGTTTGCAGGTCTTCAATTCGCATTAGCGCAGAATGGTCTTGGTGTGCCCACAGGAACAATGACTGGGTATGTGGCGGGCGACAATATTACACTATCATGTACGGGCGTCACGTTCGCGACCGCGCCTGTAATAACGGCTTCCTATGTTTCCGGTGGTGCGGTCACATCGGCAGTCGTTTCAAATACTGGGATTACAAACGGTGTGGTGACTTCTGGTGCGGTTTCGTGCTCGCAAGCTTCCACTACCGGCAGCGGCACTGGCCTAAATGTCACAGGCGTTTTGGGTGTAATCGCGTCTTACATTTATTCCGGTAGTTTATATTCAGGCGGCGGCGGTGATGGGAGTTTGATGATTGCTGGCGACCCGACCAGCAACTACTGGCCGTCGATGGGAGTCGAAGATACGATTTTTGGAAATAAAGCCGGATCAGGTTTGCAGGGATTATCTCAGTACGATGCGGTAGTTGGACACAACGCTCTGGGATCAGGTGGCTCGGGTGCTACTAGCTCTTTTGATGTAGCAGTTGGAGATGATACGGGGAGAAACATTCAGGGCAGCGCATCGAACGGATACATCACGCTAGTAGGCGCTGGAGCAGGAAGAAATGCCGCCAATGGCTACATCACGTGCGTCGGGGGTATAGCCTGCGGCAGTGGATCAACGAACACCCCGGGCGCATTATCCGGTGCTAATACCTCAGCGTTTGGATATGACGCTGGAGGCGGCCTGACTAGTGGAAGCGGAAACACTCTACTAGG